AGGGGATATCCTCTGCCTCGACGATTTACACGACGCGATGCGGGCATTCAGCGACGTGGACCGGAAGAACGTCATCGACAGTTACGATCAAAAACTCTCTACCCGTCTGAATCACCAGGACCGCAGCGCTATCATCCTGATCATGCAGCGGCTCCATGTCGGCGACCTTACCGGCCATCTGCTGAAGAAAAGCGAGACCAAATGGATCCATCTCGTCATCCCAATGGAATACGACGGCAAGCGGTTCGATGCTGGCAAGGACATCGGCAGGCCAGAGCTCAATGATCCCAGAACAAAAGATGGGGAACTGCTACATCCTGATCTATTCAGCGCCGCCGCCGTCCGCCGACTGAAGGAAGACCTCGGCACCTACGGCAGTGCCGGCCAGCTCGCTCAGCGCCCAAACCCCGAAGGCGGCGGTATCCTCAAAGCACCCTGGTGGCGCATCTGGCCCGAGAAGAAAGGTCTGCCAGAGTTCGAGCACATTTTCCTGTCGTGGGACACGGCGTACACGGAGCAAGACCTAAAGAACGTCGCCTATTCCGGCTACCTGGGTTTCGGCGTGTTCTGGGACGAGCAGGAGCAGCGCTACGCACTGATGTTGATGAGGTCTTGGTATGAGCGCGTCGAGTACCCGGAACTGCGTAGGAAGGCCCGAGAAATCACCGTCGAGGTCCGCCCCGACTCTCATTTAATAGAGAAGAAGGCCTCGGGCATCTCATTGGTCCAGGACATGCGGCGCATCAAGGGCGTCCGCATCCGGACCTATCAGCCAGACCGAGACAAGATCGCCCGCGCCTATGCGGTTTCCGCGATGCTCGAATCCGGACAAATTTGGGCACCTGATCGCAAGTGGGCCGACAAGGTGATCAACCACATCGCCGAATTCCCCAACGGATCCCCTCCAAGCGCCGACCTAACCGACATGCTTACCCAAGCGATGTTGTATCTACGCAACGGATATTGGGTATCCCATCCCGATGACGACGATCCTCCGCCGCCCGAACCTCCAGGCGAGGACGAGGACAATGTTATCCAGATAAAACGAGGCGCATATGGCTAACACCGCAACCAACCTAGTCCCCCTCAACGATTCCGTCGACCTCGATCAAATTCTACGGATGGCCCAGGAGGGAGGCCCGGACATTCTGACCCCGGACGAAATGGACGTGTATCAGCAACACCTCCAGTCAAACCGCGGCGATCCCACGGATCATTACGCCAACCTCGCCGAATTCATGGACGACCGCGACATCGGCCGGCTGGCTCAGGACGTGGTGGATTGGGTGACAATGGACGATAAGAGCCGAGCGGAATGGCAACTGCGGGAGGCACGCGGGATACGCATGCTAGGGCTCAGCGAAAAAACCGAAGGCGGCGCGAACTTCGCCGGCGCATCTCGGGTGGTTCATCCGCTACTGGCAGAGGCATGCGTCCAGTTCCAGGCCCGCGCCATCGCTGAGTTGTGGCCAGCCACCGGGCCGGTCAAGACGCGCATACTAGGTAAGCCGACAGAAGACCGGATGCAGCAAGCCGAGCGGGTTCAGGATTTCCTGAACTACCAATACTGCGAGTTGATAGACGGTGCGTTCGAGGAAGAGGACCGGCTGTTGATGCGGCTGCCGATCTCGGGATCGTGTTTCAAAAAGGTCTTCTTCGATCCCATCGAGGAAACCAATGTCAGCCGGTTCATCGAGCCCGCCGACTTCATCGTCCCTTTCAGCGCGTCCAGTCTCCGCACCGCGACCCGCTACACGCACCGTTATTTCCAGTCCGGGTTCGAGGTCGAATCGCTGATCGAGTCGGGTTTCTATCGCGACGTGCCATTGATAGAGACACCGAACGAGATGGTGGATTACCCGGCAGTCCGCCGGGAGATCGACGAAGCCGAAGGCCGTCAGCGTGTGCTGGTGGACCAGGACGAGCGTTACACGATCCTGGAGACCTGTTGCTATCTCAACCTGCCGAGCCTCCCGGACCAAGCGCCGGTCAGCAAACGCTGGCGCCGACGCACCGCAGGGATAGGGCTACCTTATATTGTCCATATCGAGAAAGAGTCGCGCCAGGTGCTCGCCGTTCGGCGGAATTGGAAGATTGATGACCCCAAGCGGAGAAAGAGGGTCCAAGTCGTTCACAAGTACTTTCTGCCGGGACTAGGTTTCTATGGCATGGGTTTCGTTCATTTCCTGGGTGGCCTGTCTGATGCTGCCACAGGTTCCCTCCGCGCCTTCCTGGATGCCGCGAACTTCGCGAACATGCAAGGTGGCTACCGATCGAGAGACGCGAAGCTTCCGGGCGGGGACCAACCGATTGGCCCGGGCGAATGGCGTGAGGTTGATTCAACCGCGGAAGAACTGAGCAAGGCGTTTTTCCACATCCCCTACAAGGAGCCAAGCCCCGCGCTGTTCCAAGTGCTAGGACTCCTGACAGAGTTCGGGCAACGCTTTGCGACGACCACCGAGGCCATGGTGGGAGAGGCCAACAACAATGGCCCTGTCGGCACGACGCTAGCCTTGATCGAGCAGGGAGCCAAACTTTTCTCCGCGATCCACAAGCGCCTGCACAACGCCAACGGGGTGGAGTTCAAAATTCTTGCAGAATTGAACTACGAGTTCATGCCGGAGCAATACCCCTATGAACTCGAGGGTAAGGAGCAAATGGCGCTTCGCCAGGACTTCGACGGACGCGTCGATGTAATCCCGGTCAGCGACCCCAATATCGTCAGCAATGTTCAGCGCATCGCGCAGGCCCAGGCCGTTCTCCAACTCGCAACCGAATCACCAGACCTCTACAACCGCAAGGCCGTTCACAAAAACCTGCTGACCGCGCTGCGGGTAGCCGACATCGACTCGCTCATGCCGGACAAGGACGAGATACCGCGCCGGGAACCCGTCGAGGAGGATATGTGCATCCTCTACGGCCAGCCTATCCAGGTCATGCCGGATCAAGACCACGCTGCTCATATGTCTGTCCATCAAGCGTTCTTTGCCGGTCTCCCGCCCGAATACCAGAAGCAGTTCCAGGGCGTTTGGTTCGCGCATATGGCGCAGCACATGGCATGGCAACATCGCATCGGCATAGAGCAGGCCATGGGCATGCCGTTACCGCCGCCTACTTCGATCCTGGCCGAAGGGTCGGAAGACGAGAATAAGTTGGAGCAGGAGGAATTGCCGCCCGAGATCGAGCGCCAGATATCCGAGCAAACCGCGATCATCGTGCAGTTGATGCAGCAGCAGGCGGCACAGGCCAATCCAAACGCTCAGGCCCAGGCGGCAGAAACCCAGTTGGCGCAAGAGCAGATGCAGCGCGAGCAGGAACGCAAGGATGCCGAAACCCACGCCAGGATCGCCAGGGATGACGCAAAGGTGAGGGCCGACATGATTCGTAACGATGCGCTGGCGAATGCCAACATCCAGGCCAAGGCGCAAACCCTGGCAGGCAAGGTCAAGGCTGAGTCGGATCGGATACAGAAAGGGAAGGAATACGAATGAACATGAGGCACATGCTATGGATCGCTGGTGCGCTGGTTGCCATGAGCGGCGCATTCATCCTGTTCTATTACATCGGAGGCTGGCCCACCGTCGGCGTTTTCCTGCTGCTGTGGGGGGACAACATCAGAAAAGAAGGTACGGAGTATGGCGATGGGGGAAATCAAGATCAGATCGATCATGAAGCGCTGCCTGGCTGGCACGATAAGCCGCCAGGATTCTAATGACCTGCATGCAGAATGTTACGGGACTATCGGCGCGTTATGGGGCGCCGTCGAAATGATGCGCGACTACCTCCAGCGGCCGACCCAACGGAAACGCAATGAACTTATGACAATGCTGCAGCGGTTTGACGACGAGTAACCAACCAGAGGAAACACAATGAACGACGAAGCAATCGAACAAGCGATAGCAGACAACGGGCTCAACGCCCCGCGCATCACGCCGGAAAGGATCGAGGAAGTCATTGTTAAGGAGGACTACCACGTCTTCGAGGGGACCACCGTGACCGTGTGCATGCTGACGCTGGCAAACGGTTATAGCGTGATCGGTTCATCGGCGTGCGCCTCCCCTGAGAACTTCGATGCCGAACTGGGACGGAAGATCGCCCGCGGCAATGCCCGCGATCAAGTCTGGGCGCTGGAGGGCTATCTGTTGTGCGAGAAGTTGTACGGAATGGGCGATGGCTGAGCGCCGTGGATTGACTGCTGATTTCCGCGAGGCGCTAAAGGTCAGAGAGACGGAGCAGGCCATCTACATGGCGGACGGAAAGTGCAAGACCCACGAAGACTATCGGATGCACTGCGGGATAGTCCAGGGTTTGAGGCTGGCTAGAGACGAATTTTACAGAGTGGTTAAACGTTACCTTGATGAGACGGAGGATTGATGGAACTTCGAGTAGAGCAAATTTTGGTTGACCCTGAGCGGATCCCTGACCCGGTAGGCTGGCGAATCCTGGTCGAGCCCATCCGCGTGCTGGCTGCGACAGAGAGTGGCATCCAGTTGCCTGATCAAACCGTCAAAGCGCAGGAATACCTACGCTATGTCGGGCAAGTCATTGCCATCGGACCCGATGCGTACAAGCACGACAAATTCCAGAGCCAGTGGATCAAGGCGGGCGATTGGGTCGCGTTCTCTCAATACGAGGGGCAGGAAATCCGGGTGAAGGGGGAGACCGAAGACGGTCGTCCAGGGGTGGCTGTTTACCGCCTCATCAACGATGACTCGATCCTCGCGCGTATCAATGACCCAGAGTCAGTTCTAATACCCTATTGACGTTATTCCTTTTTGATCTATAGTCAGGCAATCGATGCACACGCACGATCACATTTTTGTTAGCGCAGGAGTGCTGACCTCGAACCAGAGGTTAGCGCGATGGCGCAAGAAGACGACCTTCAGGACTTAGACAGTCCCGATCCCACCGAAACCGGCACAGAAGGCGAACAGCCCGATAACACGCCGACACCCGATGCCACGTTCACCGACCTGAACGAGACGATGCCGCCCAAGGATGCGGCAAGCGAATCGCCCAGACCCCGGCGCAACGATCCGGAAAGGCGCATCAATAAACTGGTCTCCCAGAACAAGGCGCTCGCTGACGAGCTGAGAGCCGAGCGTGAGGCCAGGGCGCAGGAAAAGGCAAAGCTCGCCGAATACGAATCAAGGCAGACCGAGCAATCGGCAACCGCACTGGAATCGAAGATCAAGGAACTCCGCGTCAGGCGTGACAAGGCGTTCGAGGAAGGAGACCTCGCCACTTATCACGACCTGGAAGACGAGTACCTGGATGCCAAGGTGGAACTGAAGGACATCCGCAAAAGCAGGCCGGCATCTCCAGAGCCGCCTGATCCCCAAGACAAGCCGCAACCCAGAGCATCCGAGCAACCGCAGGCCACCACAGCCTATCCGGAAGCCACGATGAATTGGGTAGCCAGGAACAAGGCCTGGTACGACGGCAAGCCGAACAACCCGAAGGTAGCCAAGGCCAACGAAGTGTTCCAGGCGCTGGTGGCCGAAGGTTACGACCCGTCCGAAGACGATCTCTACGAGGTGCTCGATGAAAGGCTGGCCGAGGAACGGCCCAGGCCAATCGCGGGTGGCCCGCGCAATGGCAACGAGGGCAGGCCAAACCGCCAATCCGGCATCAACAAGGACGATTTCCCGCTGATGCGGAAGTGGGGATACGACCCGAACAAGCCGGAGGACCGCAAACGCTGGCTGAGCCGCAATCAGGATTTAGGGTGAGATGACCATGAGAAAACCGATCAAGCGAACCATGCGCCCGCGCATGCCCAATTCAGAAACCCTGCAAGCTTCGGCAGAACGGCTGGAGCAACGGCAGGAACCGGCACCCGAAAGGTTGTCTAGGGAACAGGAATCTCGCGCCTCCGAGCGCGTTCACGAACGGTATGACGATGTTTGGGAGCCAGGCGGTTTGCTGACCACCGAACAATTCCCGGCCAGACCCGGGTTCGTTCAACGTTGGGTCAGAACCCATATTCATGGGGTCGACGATCCGTCGAACGTCATGCGCAAGATGAATGAGCGCTGGCGCCCGAGGATGGCCGATACCGTGCCAGCGGACTGCAACGTGCCGACCATCGATTACCGCGGCAAGTCTGTCATCGGTATCCACGGCACCATCCTCATGGAGCGCAGGATCGAGGACCACAATGCGCACCAAAAACACCATCGGGAGCTCGTCAAAGCACAGATGCGCTCCCAAAAAGAGAACCTTTTTTCAATCCACCGTCCAGGCGAAGCATTCGGCGCACCGCACTACGAGGAAAACACCTCGAGGGTGGAACGCGGCCGGGGCGCCATCATGGACGACTAGAGGTAAGCAACCATGGCCAATGTTAACGGAGCTTTCGGGTTCCGACCGCTACGCCACAAAACGGGCGGGGCGATTCGGAATTCCGAATACACCATCGCGTCGGGGTACAACGCCGACATATTTTTAGGAGACCCTGTCGTGATGACAGGGACAGGCAGGAACATTTCGGTTTCGGTCGGAGGGACCACCAACAGCCAAGGCGTCTTTGCCGGCGTGCGCTACGTCGACTCGGAGGGCCGGCAGAAATTCACCAAGCGCTGGACCGCGAACCTGACAGCCACCGATATCTACGCCCTTGTTTGGGATGACCCGGATATCGTCTTCTTGATCCAGGCTGACACCATGGCAGCAGGCGACATCGGCGCACTGGCGGATTGGGACGATGGCACAGGCAATACCAAAACCGGGCTGTCAGGCCGTCAGGTCGTCGCGTCTTCAACAGGTACGACCGGCAAGAGTTTGCGCTTGATGCGCCTCTATCCGGTTCCCGATAACGCATATGGCGCTTATGCCAAGGCGGAAGTGCTCTTTATCGAGCATGCCCTGCGTGGTGTGGTAGCCGGTGTAGGCGGAGTGTAGTCATGGCAACTATGAATCGTTTTTCATTTCCCGCTGATCTACAGGAAGG